CGGCTGGGTTTCGCACTTGTAGCTGACCCCATCCACCGTGATGGCGTCGCCATAGCCCAGGCTGCCGAAGGTGCTGGTCGGCACGGTCAGCAAATAATCAATGATCGTGATCTCGCCGCCGAGGATCAGTTCGCTGTTTTGATCGAGGATCCCCACGCCAGAAACGGCCCCGGCGACCACAGGGACGCCGAAGCCGTTGAGGTCGAGGAAGACAGAAAGATCCTCGGTGAAGGCCATCTCAGCTGTACTTCTTCAGGCCGTAGCCAAAACAAGTCACGTTGCTGGAAGCGGTGCCCGTCTCAGCGGTGCAGCTCAAACGGATGTAACGCTTGAGGTCATTGCTGTTCAGGGTGATCACCTGCTTTGATGCAGCGTTGGCAATCGCGGTGAAGCTGCCGCCGGTGGCAGCGGCATAAGTCGAGTTGTCATCCGACTCTTCAATGCGGAAGGTCAGGTCAGCGCTAGCGCCAGCAGCAGTGCCGGCCAGGATGATCTGAACATCGCCTTCAAATCCTTGAAGGTCCACGCCGGTCTGGTTGCCGGTCGCGGTGATCGTGGTTGTAGCCAGAAGGGTGAAGTGCTGGAGTTTGTCCAGCGAAAGCTCATGAACAGCCATCGGTTTGACGGGGGGTTGATTTACGGGAGCGAGGCTTTGCGGCCTCTGGTGCGGTGATCACCACCGGATCAGGACCTGGCGCCTGCTCAGCCCTGCCCATGGCCAGCAGGAGCCGGGCATCTGCAGGGGTTGCCTCCACCACGTCGCCAACCCGTGCAGGCCGGCCACTGATTGAGGTTTGGCGCAAGATCCTGATCCTCATGGCCATCACAGGGTGTTGTTACCGCGGCAGAAGGCTTGGGGGTGGCGCACTGCGTAGTCGATGGCCTGATGAGCCACAACCCGAATGTTGCCCTCCTTGTCCTCTGAGTAGGGGTTCACCTGGAGATCGACGGCACCGAAGAGGCCCAGAACGAGCTGGCTCCAGACACCGAAGAACACGTCGCCAGTCTCCACCTGGTTGGAGCGGACTACGCCGTAGCTGTTCACGGTGTTGCCAGGCTCGAGAACAAACTGAGCGGTGTTGGCCGCTTTTTCGGTGGTCTTGAATCCGCCGTAGGTGGTGGCGTTGGTGACGTAACCCATGGTGCCAATGTCGGCGTCATCGGCCGCGACTTGGGTTTCCATGTCCACCAGCTCGGCATAGGTGGGCTGGTTTGCAGCGAAATCCTTGGTGTTGATCCCTGTGGTGATCTTGAGTCCTTCGGGCTGGGAAGAGGATCCCAGGCCATAAAGGGCAACCCGTGCTTGCTCCAGGGCCATCACGGTTACCAGGTCATTACGGACAAACGTCTCAACGTCGATGGAGCTTTGCAGCATCAGCGAACGGGAGAAGCGAGTCCAGGCGCTCATTTCCTTAAGCGTCATGGTGACCTGGCCCACGCTGGGCTCAGATTCGGCGGCGGCCACGCCTTCACCCTTCCAGTAGACCTGGCTGGCGCCGGTCTGCTTGGGGATACCCACGGGCCCAGTCAGGCCAGCCAGGATGGTGACACCAAGGCCGGTCAGGAAGTTGCGCTTGCGCAGCAGCTCGATGAACGATCCGGGGCGAGCATCGGTGAAGATCAGGTCACCGGCGGCGGAAGCGGTGCCAGCGACCAGGGACCGGCTGAGCACATCGTTTGCGATCAGCATGCCCTTAGGCTTAAGGCCCATCCGTTGCGCGGTGGCATTGCTGACCTCGCGCTCGAAGGCGGCCTCTTCCTGGAAGGAGCGCTCGTTGGGGAAGAGCTGGGCGCGCATGCACTTCAGAAAGCTGAAGCTGCGGGCCTCTTTGTCGGTCAGGCCGATGTCAGCAGAAGCGCCGGCGATCGGTTGAGCAGCGGCCGGGGTGGCGGGCTGCTTGGCGCGCTTGCCGATGGCGGCGAGCACGTCCTTCATGGCTTCGGTTTCGGTGGCACCGCGTTCGATCAGGCCCTGGGCCAGGTCGTCGGCTTTGTGCTCACGGCAGAGGCCGGTGATGCTGGCGACGCGGGAACGCTCATCGGCCGCAGCCTGAGCCTTCACCGCCTCGATGTCGATGGTCGGTTCCATGGATTCGATCGGGGGTTGGGTTTGGTCTGCGGCCTGGGCCGCGGTGTCGCCGATTGCTCGGCCTTGGCCGACGGTGGCGTCGGCTGGGATGGAAACGGTCGAGACTTCCATCGGCGTGAACGCTGTGACCAGCGCCACGCCTTCGCGCGACTTGAGGTCAAGCGGCGCGTCGATGGAGTACATAAAGGAGACGTTGCGGATGATGCCCGCCTCCCAGTTCTGCCGGACCTTCCATTCGTCGGAGCCCTCGGACTTGGTGTTGGGGCTCCAACGAGTGCGGACCATGCCGCGCCCGTCACCGCCCTGCCAAGCCTTCTCGACTCCGCCGAGAACCACATCGGGGTTGTGGTTCCAGAGCCATGGCGCCGCCCCTGAATTGAGGCGGGCCATGTTCATCGCGCCAGGGTCATGGCTGAGAACTTCCATCCCGAAGTAGCGCTCGACTGGCTCCTCTGAGGAGAAGCTGAACTCGACTACTTCGGGGTCGTCCTCCGCGCGGCACCAGCTCGCCACCACCGCATTGCGGTAAAGCGGCTTGCCGTCGTGGTCGCGTTGTTCCATTGGCGCGGCGTTTCCTGCGCTCAGGCTAGGAAGTCTGATTTCGTCGCTCATGTTGAAGCGTCCTCCGGGTCGTCCTCGAGGTCGTCGTCGGGGTCTGGCTCGCTGGGATCTTCCGGCTCGTCATCCGTTTCCGGCTCAGCGTCGGGGGATCCGCCCTGCAGGTCGTCGGCGGGGTTGGTGTCGAACTGGATCCCCAGCTGCTCAGCCCGCTCCACCTCAGCGGCGCGCGCCAGAAGCAAATCCTCCAGATCGCCGCCTTGCTGGGCCACGACCTGCGCCTGCGTCGTGAAGCCGGAGCGGACCAGATCTCTGTTGGCCGCCGCTTCCTTCTGCGGGTCTACGAACTCCCAGCCGCGCGGGAACCACTTCACGGCTTCGTAGCGCTCTGGCGCCAGGTCGTAGCCCGGGAGCTGCAGGGTGCCGGCGCCAACGGCAGCAGCCATGGCACGCTCGAAAACGACCTGGCACACGTCTTCGATGATCCAATCCTGCAGGCTGCGCCAGAGCTCCAGCACCTCAAGCCGCTCAAGGCGGCTGCTGCTGTAGTTGGACTGGCTGTAGTCCGCGCTCACCGTGGGATAGGGCACGCCGGAGCCGGCGGCCAGTGAGCGCAGCATGGGCCGCAGGAAGGCCTCGTACTCGGTGTCGGCGTTGCCCAGCTGCGGCACCGTGATGCTCTCACCCGGCGCCAGGTGCTTGAAGACACCGGGCTCGAAGTTGGTCAGCCGCTCGCCATCCTCCACGCCATCGCCGACGAGCTCGCCTTCGGGGCTCTGGATGAAGCCCATCAGGCTGGAGCGCGCGCGCTTGCCGACCACTTCGGCCTCCTCGAAGCCGGCGACGTGGTGCATCCGCTTGATGCTGCTGGCGAACATCGGGACGCCCCTGGTCTGGCCGGGCCGCTCGGGGATGAACAGGTGGATGATCTGCTCGGCCGGCACGTCCCTAGTGCTGTAGCCGACGGCGCCCGACACGTCGCCAGGGTGGCGAAGGCGGAAGCGGTAGGCGGTGGGCCGCCCCCAGCGGTTGACCTGCACGCCCATGCGCCACTCGAGGCCATTGGCATCAGGGCCGACCGTGTGCGTCTCGTCGCAGAGATCGGCCTCGAGGATCTCCAGGCCCAGCGGTGTGTCGCTGTTGCCGAACGCCTCGGGCACCAGGCGGATGAACACCTCGCCCGATTCGGGAACGGCGGCCATGGACTGGCGCAGGATTCGCGCGAACGACAGCTTGCCGGCGGCGTGGATGTGCTCCTTGCGGCAGTAGCGGCGCCACCAGGCTTCGATGCGGTCGTTGGTTGGCTTGTCCAGCCGGCCACCGCCGCGCACCATCGGCACCCGCGACTGCATCCGGATGCCGCGGCCGATCACGTTGGTGACGATCGCCCGGCGCGCTGCCTGCACGTAGGGGTTGTCCCTGAGCAGCTGCCGTGAGCGATTGCGCAGCCGCACCAGGCTGCCATCGATCTCCGCATCGGCGCTGGTGGAGCTTGTCACCCAGTCAGCCGTAAGGCGCGACACCAGGGCGCCTTCGTAGGCGCGCCGGCCGCGGCGGGGGGCGGCTGGGGTCTGCTGCTGGGGCTGTTTGCCCTTGCGCTTGCTCATCGCCCGAACCTCACATAGAGCGAGCGCGGATCACCCAGGCCGGCGGCCACCTTTTCGGCGGCTTTCTCGCGGGCCACGATTGCTTTGAGCTGCGATTCCCGCTGCATCAGCTGGCCCAGGTCGGCAGCATCGAACCGACGGGAGCCGATGGTGTAGCTTTTGAATCCCTTGTTGACGATGGCGCGGATCGCGGCGCGCACCTCATCGAGCTCCACCTCAGCCTGGCTGCGGCCATCGAACGCACCGGGGCTGCCGGCATAGCTCAGGCTGGCCAGCGCCTGGAAAGTGCCAGATCCCACGGTGATCACCGTGGCGCCGCTGGTGATTCGGCTCTGCCAGCTCCAGGTGCCGGCATCGAAAGCGGCAGACGTGGTGGCACTGATCGCCATGTCCCAGCCGCCATCGGTGCGGGCCGTGCCGGTCACCGTGGCGCCCTCGCTGGCGGTGTTGAAGCGCAGGAAGGTGGTGAACGTCCAGGCCGCTGAGGTGGCGGCGTTGCCGTCGAGGTCAAGCGCAGCAGGCTCCACCCATGCCACCGTGTCGCCGGCGCGGATTGTCGCAGGGACTGTCATGGCCTCAGACTAGGAAGCCTGATCTACCAGCCCGACACGAAACCACCCGGGCGCGTTGGCGTGCTGGGCCTGGCCTGGCGCTGCGGGGCGGCTGGCTTGGCCAGGCTGGCCTCGAGCTGGTCCCACATCGTCGCGCGGTTGTAGCGCCTGGCCACCAGCTGCAGCGCGGCGTAGGCCATCCGGGTGCAGTCGCCGGCTTCGTCGCGGGAGCCCGGGGGGCATTCCCACTTGTACTCCCTGCGCTCCTTGGTCTTGGGGATCCACTTCCACGGGAACAGCTCGCGCAGGAAGTCATCGGTTGAGGCGGTGCCGAAGTGCAGGTAACCGGGGCCCGGCTGCTCCACCCTGAGCTGCTTCTTCAAATGGTTCACGCTGTTCGTGTATCCCACGGTGTAGACCTTGGCCCCCTTGGCGACCGTCTGGTTCTTTCGGTTCACCTCCACCGGCTTGCCTTTCTGGATGATCGGCAGATCCTTGAAGCCCGATCCCTTCATGGCCACCCATCGATCGGTGCGGGTCCGGCAGTAGTCGGCCACTGCCTTGCTGGAAAGGCCGCCGTGGTCAATGCCGCCCAAGGCGATCCGCATTTTCCCGCCATCCTGCCGGGCCCACGTGGTCTGACTCAGCTGGTCCAGCTGCTCCCACACCTCGGCCTGTTGAGGGTCGCCATCGATCTCGAAGTGGGCAATGTGCCAGCCTTCCTCACCGCGGCCCCAGCCCCAGACCGTCAGCACCAGTCGCTCGCCCACAGTGCCACCGCCGCCCTGCACGTCCACGCCCGCAGTGAGCACCAGCACGCCGGTAGGGATTGACCATGCCTCGCCGTTCCAGGGGTAGCCATTGCCGAACCCTTCGCTCTTCCGGCGCTCCGCCAGCCCTTCCCCGGTCAACTTGCTGGTGATCGAATCCTCCCACGGCACTCCTAGGTCGGTGTTGTGGAACGTCTGCATGGGATCGGTGTTGCCCATCTTCATCTGCTCCAGCGCCGTGCGGTGACGGCTCACCAGCTCCGGCCACATCGCTGCCCGGTGGTAGCTCATGCCGGGCCCCACCTGCTGGGATCGCCAGACCGGCACACCATTGCGCAGCACCTGCTTGCTGCGGTCCAGGCCCAGTGGACACGCCCAGCCGGCATCCTCGTCCATCTCCCGCAGGTGGCTGTAATCGATCGGCGTTTCGCAGTTCTCGCAGCTGATCCGGCCCTCGTCCGGCCCTTCCTTGATAAATCGCTCCCACCTCAACTGCTGGTAGTGACGGCAGTGCGGGCAGGGATAGTAGCGGTACTGCTGATCGCCTTTCTTAAAGGCCTGCTCCATGTAGTCGTTGGGATAGATCGGGGTGCCGCCGATCGTGAAAAACGGATCCCAGATATTGCCGGCCCGCTGGAAGAGGTTGCCGATCGTGTCGCCCTCTGGGCTGTCGTAGGTGGCTGGCTCCTCGAACAGGATCGGGCTTCGCTCCACCCGCCGGCCGGATCGCGGGGTGGCGGCGCTCACCAGGTGGATCAGGGCACCGTTCACCAGCTGCTTGAAGTTGTAGGCGTTCTTCGGCGCCCCCTTGACCTTCCTGTTGCTGAGCATCCCCTTCAGCCGTGGGATGCCATGGTTGTCATCAAACATCGAATCGATGTCTTCGTGGCTGTAGGTGTCAACCTCAGAATCCGTAGGCTGCACCAGCATGATTTTGGACGGGCGCCAGTCGGTGAAGAACGCAATCACGGCCTTCACGTACTCAGACCACCCGACCCGCGACGGCTTCTGGCACACCATGCACTCCACTTCGGGGTCAGTGGGCGCCAGGAACCAATCCCGCTGGTATGGCCTGGTGTACCACCGTTGCCGGCCGTCTGTGGCGCTGGTGATGTAATAGTGCTGGTCGGAGTATTCCAGCATCGTCATGGGCGGCCGTGGCTTGACCTTGGCCGCCAGTCGCTGGGCCATCCTGCGCACGCTGCGGTCGATCATTCCGGCAGCTCCTCAAAGGAATCGGATGCCACCGATTCGAAGACGTCGGAGATCATGCGCTCGATCTTTTCCAGCTCCCTATGCGTCAGGTGTGGAATGGCCGCTTTGATCTGTTTGTGCAGTGATCCGGCCTTCGTGGTCAGCTGCAGCAACACGGCGTTATAGGCCATCTCCATGTCTTCAATGTAGGCCAGCTGGCCGGCTTTCACCTTCCTGTCCATCTCAGCAATCAGCCGCTTCTCCCGTTCGTGGAGGGCCCGCTCATCGTTGAAGTTCGGCACCTCGCCGGGGTCGAGTGGCTCGGCTGGCTCGATCGGTTGGCGGCGGGGCGGGGCGAATACTGGCGGAGCTGGCCGCTCACGCTTTGCCGCTGGCTGCTGCGCTTCGGCCTGATGCGGCGCCACCCGAGCCAGGTACTCGCTCACCAGCAGGTCGCCATCCACCCGCAGCGGCTTAGCCTGCAGGATGCACGGGCTGCCCTGAAGCGCCCCACGCTCGCAGAGCTTCTCCAGGTTCTGGCGGGTGCAGCGGCGTCCGGCCTGGGCCTCGATCAGCTCGGCGCCCTTGGTGCTGTTCAGCTGGTTCGGCATTGCAACCAGCCTAGGGAGCGGTTGCAGCTTGGTTGCACTCGCGAGCCTGAGCCTGTCAGGCCAAGGCAAGCGCCAACTGCTGGCCCTCGGGTGGGCGGATCACCCGGCGGATCCGGCGCAGGCGGAGCTCGCTGAAGAACGGCTGGCAGCGATACCAGGGCTCCATGTCGTTGAGTCGCTTGCTGGCGTTGCACGGCCAGCAGGCCGGCACGATGTTCCCGATGTCATGGGCGCCGCCCTTACTGATCGGCTCCACGTGCTCGATTTGCATGTCGCCGCCGGTGCCGCAGTAGGCGCAGCAGTTGCCGAACTCGTTGAACCGTTGGCGCAGCGCCGCCACCGGGATCTGCACGGGGGTCTGGCCCCGGT